ACATTCGGATAGGCCGCACGAAGGTGGCTGACGACTTGCTGAGCCAGATAGGCCGGATAGTTGCGACCGGGGTTGTGGCTCGCATAGCCGTTGTTCGGGGACCAGCCGACAGGTGTCTGCCCGCCCGTGAACTGCACCATCATGTATTTGCCGGTGATGCCGTTCTGCTCCAGCCACTTGTCGGCACGCTCCTTGAGGTGGCTCGTGTATAGCTTCGGAGCCATTGCCTTGTCGTATTCGACGCCGAACAACTCGCAGTAGGACTCGATCAAGTGCTGCTTGCCGAGAGCGAAGTTGGACTTGTAAGGCTCGCAGTAGAAGATGTTGTCCGAGCGCATGATGCGCGGATCGTTCAGCGGCAGCGACTGCTCATAGGCCATCGCCACGTCGGGGTTGAAGGCGAACACGTCGATGTAGGGCGTGTAAATCTGGATCGCCTCACCAGCCTTCTCGGCCAGCTTGGGGATCAGAGCGGTGAACGCCGTGCATTTGCCGATGCCGCCTTCGATGACGTAGGTGTTAAGCATTCTCAAGCGCCTCCAAGCGCGCGGTCAGGGTTTCGACCTGAGCCGTTAGTTCTTGTATCGCCTTCACCAGCACGGGGATCAAGTGCGCTTCGGTGTATTGCAGCTTGTCCGGGTTGTCGGCGCTGATGATAACAGGATCGTCACCTTCGAGCGGCAGGACTTCTTGAGCAAGGAAGCCATAGCGGCGCTTGCCGTCTGTCTCGTCGCTCTCGCGGCCCTTGCGGAACTGATACTCGGTGGGCTTGAGAGCGCGCACAAAGTCCAGACCATGCTCGATGGGGCGGAAGCATGTCTTGTCGCGGCAGTCCGATGTAGCCGTCCACGCAATCTTGATGAGAGCGCAGGTGTGGTCGTCATTCCCCATGACGATGTAGTTGCACTCGGTGGTGATGTTGCAGATGCCTTCTGGCGTTCCACCTGTGCGGCCTGCGTTGCGACCGATGCCGATGTTGTTGTCGCCAGTGGCGTTAAAAAGGGCAGCGCTGCCAACTGCTGTATTTCCTTCCGCAGTCAATGCTGCGTCTAGCGCGGCGTTGCCTACAGCCGTATTGAAGGAGCCTGTCGTGTTACGCCAGTTTGCCAATCGCCCAAAAGCCGCGTTAGATGCTCCGGTTGTGTTGCACCGAAGCGCCTCTATACCAACCGCCGTGTTGCAGATGCCCGTTGTGTGACAAGCAGCGGCAAAAACACCAACCGCGACATTACCGCACCCCGTAGTGTTGCACCGCAGCGAGCAAGCCCCAACCGCAGTATTGCTCGTCCCCGTCGTAGTGCACAGCGCAGCCTGATAGCCTACGGCGACGTTGTTCATATCGGCGTTGCCGACAGGGTTTTGAGCAAACAGGGCTTGGTAGCCTACGGCGGTGGATTGATCGCCTTCGACGTTAGACTGAAGGGCAAGACGGCCAAGCGCTGTGTTAAAAGTGCCTGTGGTGTTGCACTGAAGAGCAGACCTACCAAAGGCAATGTTGTCGCCGCCCGTGGTATTAGCTTGCATAGCAAAGGCACCAACAGAAGTATTATTTGACCCTGTTGTGTTGCATAACAACGAAACAGTCCCAACAGCCGTGTTACTCACCCCCGTCGTAGTGCACAGCGCAGCCTGAAAGCCCACCGCCACGTTGTTCATGTCAGCGTTGCCGACGGGGTTTTGGTTGCGGAGGGCGTCGTAGCCTACTGCAACGGATTGGTCGCCTTCGACGTTAACACAAAGTGCGTTGACACCCATAGCGGTATTAAGAGTGCCAGTGGTGTTGCAGCGCAAAGCGCTAAAACCGTTGGCAGTGTTACTACCGCCCGTAGTTGCGCAGCACAATGCGGCAAAGCCTGTAGCGGTGTTACAGTTCGCGGTGGTGTTGCTTGCAAGAGCCCCCACACCTACCGCAACGTTCAAGATCCCCGTTGTATTATCACGAAGAGCTTCTACGCCTACAGCCGTGTTAAAGTTTCCTGTTGTATTGGCGCGAAGGGCGCAGAACCCAGAAGCGGTATTGAGGCATCCCGTAGTATTTAGCCTCAGGCTGCAAGCACCAACAGCCGTATTATTCGTCCCCGTCGTCGTGCACAGCGCAGCCTGATAGCCTACGGCTACGTTGTTCATGTCGGCGTTGCCGACAGGGTTTTGGACAAGCAAGGCTTGATAGCCGATGGCGACGGATTGATCGCCTTCGACGTTAGCGCAGAGGGCACCAACACCAACAGCGACATTAAGGCATCCTGTAGTGTTGCAGCGGAGAGCGTCTACACCAGCAGCAGTGTTATTAATCCCCGTGGTGCTGCTGAAGAGTGACCGCAAGCCTGTGGCGGTGTTGTTGCACCCCGTCGTATTAAGCCTCAGACTGCAAGCCCCAACCGCAGTATTACTGGTCCCCGTCGTCGTACACAACGCAGCGTTAAAGCCAACGGCCACGTTGTTCATGTCGGCGTTGCCGACGGGGTTTTGGTTGGCAAGCGCTTGATGACCCACGGCGACAGACTGATCGCCTTCGACGTTGGCGCAGAGGGCGTTGTTGCCGATGGCGATGTTACAGGAGCCTGTGGTGTTGCTCGTGGCGCTAAATGCGCCCACGGAGATGTTGGCATTGCCGGTAGTGTTTGCGCAAAGGGCACTCGTTCCCAACGCCACGTTAGAATTGCTGGTGGTATTCAGCCGCAGCGCACACGCACCAACAGCAGTATTCTGCGTCCCCGTCGTCGTACACAGCGCAGCCTGATAGCCGACAGCTACGTTGTTCATGTCGGCGTTGGCGGCGGGGTTTTGGTTGCGGAGGGCGTCTACGCCGACAGCAACAGATTGGTCGCCTTCGACGTTAAGGCAGAGGGTGTTGGTGCCGACAGCGGTGTTGAGACTGCCGACGGTATTAGCATTTAGAGCCAGCACCCCTAGTGCAGTGTTGTTGAGGCCCGTGGTGTTGGAAGAAAGTCCGCTAACGCCAACAGCGACGTTGTTTAATCCTGTAGTATTGGTGCGCAAGGCACTGGCACCCAGTGCGGTGTTATTTGCTCCCGTGGAGTTTATGCAAAGCGCTGCGAATCCCAGCGCAGTGAGGTTGGTCGCTGTCGTATTCAACCGCAACGAGCAGGCACCAACCGCAGTATTCTGGCATCCCGTCGTCGTACACAACGCAGCCTGAAAGCCCACGGCTACGTTGTTCATATCGACGTTGCCGACGGGGTTTTGGAAAAACAGGGCTTGATAGCCTACGGCGGTGGACTGATCGCCTTCGACGTTGCAGCGCATGGCCTGCATACCAATCGCAGTATTACAGGCGCCTGTAGTGTTAGCACGAAGCGCAGATGGCCCCACCACAACGTTGCATCCGCCAGTAGTGTTGGACGACAGTGCAGACTGACCAACTGCAATATTGTTAGAAGCTGTCGTATTGCACACAAGTGCGCCTTGCCCGACTGCGGTGTTAGATGTGCCAGTTGTGTTTGCAAAAAGGCTATTTGTGCCTAGCGCCACATTGAAGGAAGCTGTCGTGTTGCATTGGAGAGAGCCTGCGCCAAAAGCAGAATTGTTGCAGCCACTTGTGTTCGCCGTCAACGCATTGTTGCCAACCGCCGTATTAAATCCACCCGTCAGCCCAGCATCATCCAGCGCCCCATCCCCCAGCGCCACGTTGTTCGTGCCAACAGGATAGTTCCCGTCCAGCTTGATCGTGCCGTTGACGTTGAGGCTGGTGGCCGCAGTGCTTGCGCCGATGCTCACGCCGTCGATGGTGCCGCCATTGATGTCAACATCCGATTGAACATCAGCACTGGTAGCAGTGATATATACAACAGCATTACCGCTCAAGCTAAGAGCAGTATCACTATTGCTGCTTTCGGTTACAGTGCGGCTAAGAGTAGTTCCAGATGCAGTGTATGTGCCAGTGCCAATTTCCCAATTAGCGCCGTCTTCGATGACGTAACGAACAACGTCACCATTTACAACACCAGCATCAGCAAATGATTGAAACCCCGTAACCGCCGAACCGAGCGTCAGGGTGCCCGTGCCGGTTGTGGCAGTGGTCATTTTAGCGCGGTTAACGAGTTTAACCATTTTGGATTACTCCATCAAGTCACGGTGAAGGTAAAGATACCGCTTGCATTCCAGATAATCTTGAAGTCAGTTTGATCGCCAGCGGATTGCGAACCATCGAAGTCGATGAAGGCAATCGGGGGATCATTCGCATCAGTGTCATTGTAGATAACCGCATAGGAAGCAGTAATCGAACCGCCAGAGGCCGTCCAAGTCACATCATCAGCGTCGAACTTGGCATCATTGGTCGTGACAGTAATGACAGCCACATTGGTGAGTGCTTGACCGCCAGCGGTATATCCAGTGCCAGTGGTAGCCTCAGTGCCAGTGATACCCGACAGTTGAGTGTTTGTGGCATCGAAGGTGGCAGTGGTGTAGAGTTTGACCTTGTAGGTGTCTCCAACAGCATTCGAGCCGTCAGCGAAGAGTTTAGCAGTGTGGTCATAAAGAGAAATGGTTACAGCCATAGTGACAGTTCCTTTTAGATGAAGTAGCCATAGATGCCAGTGGCGGTTGTGCCTGTGGCTTTAACCCGCTTGACAATGCAATCCAGTTTGAAGTTGTTGGGAACCGTCACAGTGCGCTCAACACCATTGGCATTGAGATAAACAACGTCCCCTGCTACTGTAACGTAAAGTCCGATACAGGTTCCTGTCAGATCAGTCGTGTTATTAGGAGTGATCGCAGAGAAGTCACGGGCTACATTACCCGCAGATAGATCAATAAAGTTTGCAGGCATGTTAGCACCTCATGTCAGGGCCAAGTTGAAATAGCTGCACGTTTCCAAGTATCGGTTGCTGTGCAGATGTAAATATAGTTATCGTCGAAGGCAATCTCACCTTTAGTGCCGGTGGAATTGGCTGCTGCGGGAGGTGTATTGAAGATATCCTCAAAAGTCGGCCTGACGAAGAGGTTCCCACTGTTCTTGCTGTCTACCGCAGCGGCTACAACAACAATGTTATTGGGAGGAGAAGGGCGAGTAGCTGTCAGTTGACCGGCAGAAGACGGGCTAGCATACAGGATATCACCAGCGGTATAGCCAGAGGTATTTACTCCGCGCACCTTGCCAAAGGCAGTGACATAACCATCTGTGTCATTCGGAATGTCTTCAGCAGCTACACCCATGACGTAGTGGCTATCATAGGTGCCATCAGCCAAGAAGGGAGCAGCCTTGAGACGACCAGAAGCACCAATAGCGCCATCAAACCGAACTACAGTCCCTTTGTTGATCTGAGAACCGGTGGCGTTCCTGACGTAGTAGAACTCTTCCAAGCCGATCTTGAGTTTGGTATCACCACCATTAAGACCCAGATCAAGGGTGCCATCCTCGGCAGACCAAGCAACTTCACCTTCAAGCAGTGTATCAGTTTGCTCTTTATCGAACGCGATTTTACGAGTTGCGAGTAGGATTGGGTAGTGCAGTATCTTGCGCCACAGGTGTATCATTTGCAACTCGCTCTTCGTATGCTTCCCGGTCAAACGGGATTTCAGCAATAGCCATCAGTTCTTCGACAACCTCGGGGTGTTGCGATACGGAAATCTCTGCACCATTCAGGTTGCGGAGGAAAGCGGCGATCTCACGCAGATCATGCGGAGCAACATCACCAGCAACCAGTTTAGGCATTGTCTCATAGGGGAGACCATTGAGTTGCCACAGACGCTCGATCAGTTGCTTGTTTAGCACCGTCACGATGGTGTTGATGTAGCTTTCCATACTACGAAGGAAAAGGTCAGTCTTCGACTTGGAAAGGGCATAGGAGCCAGTATTACCTCCACCCAACATCAGGAACTCAGCCATCACGGATCGTGCGATGTCGTGCTGATACCGCTTCACCACTGGGTCAATATCAATAGACCGATTGCCATTGGCAGATATGAGTTCAACATCCATAAGGCGTTGATTGGTAGGCTTCCCATCCACATCGACATAAGGATCAGAGGGAAGGAGGGCATATCCTTGTTCATTGTTCTTCAAATCCCGTAGAATTGCTTCAAACTGTGACTTGAGAGAAGACTGTTCGCTCGTAGCATCAGCAGATAGATACTCAGCAGGCATACGACCGATAGGAACACCATGAAGTTCCCGCTCGATGGCGATGGCCTCATAGGCTTGTATCTTGTTGAGGTAAGTGTAGGCCGAGTAGGCATTACGGAGGATCGACCGACCAGAAGGGTCATTGTTGAAGCTGGTGGTCCTGTAGTAGAGGCTCTTCTCGATGGGGATCATGGCAGGACGCCTGTTCCAACCCATCTCTTGTTGAAGGCCAAGGATGTCACCAGTCTTGTTATCTACAACAAACTTTTCAACGGTCCAAGGTGCCCGAATAGCAATCTTCCTTACACCGATCCGTCCATCATCAAACTTGCTGTTTTTCTTCCCAGAGCGGGCATCCCCTTGTCTACGCTTGTAGACCACCTCAAACCAAGAAAACCCATAAGTCAGATACGACAGAGCCTCAGAGATATGGTCTTCGAGGGAATGTTCCATGTCCATGAAGATAGACTTCACAAACTCTACTTCGTCTTTAGCTTGTTGACTATCGTTAGCCGGAACAACCTTGATCTTGACATCACGAAGGACTTGCTCAGTGGCATACATGACCGCGCCAATGGTGGCGTTATTGTCACGCATCTCACGATACTTCTGGATAGCCCTACGACCACGAAGTTCAGTCAAGAACTCGTCTGCACGGATATCGCCAGTATATGTGTTCTTGCCCGATACACCAAGTTCGATCTTGGCGGCGGTCTCACTGAGTCTCTTCATGGCTTATCCTATTCGTGATAACAGGCCCTTCGCATCTTGATAGCCAATACTCAATGCGGGTTTTGCAACACTCTTCAAAGCAAGATTGGTGATGGCCCATACGAGAGCATCAAGCCTGTCAGGAGAACCGATAGAGCCAAGAGGCTCCCATTGCACTAATTGGTCCTCTAGGGCGTCTAGGCCCCTTACATGCTTGACCTTACCTCTTTCATACAACGAAGATACTGGTTCTGCCCTAGCGAACTTACCTCTTGAAGCATGAACCATCCTGATAGGAACACTGTCATCAACGGTCAAAAGAGTATGTCTGACCATTTCGCCACCTTGATTTCTCTCGGCAACGATACAGTCAGCTTCATACTCGTTATACAGTTCGATGGCCTTGGTGGCCCATTGTTCGGGCGTATATCGGTCTGTCTGGTCATCTAGGACATAGCAAGTCCCATTGACATCCATACCAGCTACGATCATCCCCGTCATGTCAGATTCAGCATTAGCCGACACAGCAGGGTCTACAGATACAACAACCCTAGCCAGTTCAGGGACATCTTCTTTATCAATCTCGCATTCAGCCAACATACCTCTTGTCCAGAGGGCACCAGAGGCTTCATCCAAGACTTCAGCATACAATTCCTGCCTACCAAGCCTTGTGCCCTCATATTGGCTCTTGACGGCGGTAAGGTAAGTGGAGGCTAGGTTTGCTGAGTTATCGAAGGTCGAACCACTTGTCACAACCGTTTTAGGGTTCTTGACTATTTCCCTCAACAACTTGGTTGGTTTGGGAGTGGTAGTGATACAGACCTGAGGATGGGAACCCAATCGCAGACAGAACTGCAACATGTCCCATGTATCTCTATCCTTGTTCCAAGCACACAACTCATCACACCAAGCATGGTGGAACTGTGGTCCTCGGAGACGTTCAGGCTCTTCAGCGGAAAAGAACTGGACTTGAGCGCCATTGTCCCAAGTCAGTGTCCTCTTCGTGGGGGACCATTCAGGATAACCTAACTTGATCCCATTAACCGTCTTGTCATTGGGGCTACAACAAGCAAGGAACCCGCTTTCACCCTTGACCATAACTCGTTCAATATCCGAGTTGGTGGCGGCTACAGCAGCAATCCTCTTCTGCCCGCCAACCATAATCTTTTCTCTTACCCACTCGACCCCGGCCCTAGTCTTACCAAACCCTCGACCAGCATTGATGAGCCAGATATTCCAGTCACCACTAGGAGAGATTTGTTCAGGTCTGGCCCAGAACTTCCAAGTATACTTGAGTTCATCAGCCTTCTTAGGGTCCATCTTGGTCAAGATGCTGACAACATCATGCCCCATTTCTCTGAGGTCATCAGCATGGATGGGTAGACCGTTCTTACCGGGCATCCTCATCCTTCTCAGGAGCCTTCATATTCAACAAGGCGAGAAGTTCATCAATAGCCCCTGTATCCTCATTCGCTTCTTCAGGGTCAACTTCCTCAACCTTGATGGTCGGGTTCCACCCAGCCTTACTACGAAGAAAGAGTTCAGCAGCCTTCATGTCTCCATCAAGAGCCTTGTTTACTACAACAGCCCCTACCCGCTCATGGACATCAGATCGGGCTTCAGCAATGTCATTCCTATAGACCTTATACAGAGACGGCATGGAAGTCGGGGCACCATCAAATCTCTGAATATCGTCAAGGATGACCTTCATCGACACCCCAGCCTTGATCTTACGCCGAATCTCTTCAGCGATAATCAGCCTATGCCTGAGTGGTTGGGGGAATGTGGTCAACATTGTCTCGTCCTACAACAAGGAGAAATACTAATGATTAGGTTATCGAAAAGGGTAAGATATTGCTTTTACGACAATAATCTCGTCTATTATTACTGAATAGGGTAAGGGCTTATGCGTCCACTTCAATCTCTACAGCTATGGTGTGGAAGTTCGACGTAAGCCCTATGTGTGATAATATAGCAACAGTTTTGGATTTGTCAAGGGGTAGGTCTTTTTGACCAACCTTAGACAGAATCATAAGGAACCATCATTAGGAACTCGATAAGTAATCAATCATATACAGAGATATAAAATCATACAATCGTCATTAGAACCTAATGGTATAGTTCCTTATGTATAGAGAGGATAAGGAGTATGTAGGAAGATTTCTCTTGTTGTCAAGTGAGGCAAATTGTCGCACCTTAGATATTTATTTTTTACTGTGGTATTTTTGCAACACTATAGTATTTCTATCTATGGGTGGATTATGATTCTTGTAGTAGAAAAACCGAAGGTTACAGGCGGAGGGAACCGGAGCCGAGAGAAATAATACCCGCCCCGAATGCCCCCTCCTCTGCCTGCGACATAATGTCACACCTAACCTCCTAGGTCTTGACAGCTTTTAAGGTGCCTGCGTCAACATGTCGCACCCTATCAAATTTTGGTTCCGGGTATATGGGGGGCTACCGCACACTAACGAATCAGTCGCGCATAATCCCAAGGGTCCCTGGGCCTATGTCAAGCCCCTTGACACGATTTTTTGATCCGAGGGGATGATTCTTTTTAAATAGGTCAAAATTGTCTTGACATTTGAATAATTTAAGAGGGAGAGAGGTGATTCGCCAACCCATAGGCCAACTGCCAAATTACTGACACTCGACCTAATCCAATGGAATTGAACACCCGTTCAATTAATTAACCGACTGAAAAGATACGTTATAACATAGCGTCACCCGGACAAAATGAAACCCCTACCGACTCTCTGGGAACCGATAGGGGCTGAGACGCGATAGGCGCGCCATACAGGGGCTATGTCATGGGGCTATGGGGTAACCTGCCAGAACGCGACTAACAGCCCCACGAACCCTACGAACCCCGCGCAATCAAGGATCAGACGGCGCATGTAGTTTCCCTCATATTTGCACGGATTAACGGATGGACAGTATATTGCAACCCGTAGGATTCTAATAATTTGCAATAACGATCAATTGACTTTTTGTCTCTTATAGGGCTTGCACCAAATTCTGCGCGGGTTGAAATATATTCATTGTCTCTTTTCCAAGCCAACTGCTTTATAGGCCAGAATTGAGAAAAATCAGACCTTATTATAACCTCAAAGCCCAGTATTTTTTCCATAGCTATTTTCCTTTTCAGAGTGTTTCGGTATTTACGATCACAACCGGTAACCCCGCCTTGGCAAGGCTTTCTTGATAGGCTTGTGCCTCTGGCAATGTCATGCAAGGGCCAAAGGGTTGAAGGTGGAAGGGTTGAACCTTCGCCAGTCTGTAGGTTGCGCGCATTGGGTTGACTCCTTGTCTTTGCGTTTGGGTTATGCCGCAAGCGGCAATTCAATTTGACGATTAATTATATCGCCATTGTCATCATATTCTAAATGGTCTTTCAAATAGGCTTTCTCTTGAATTATATCTTTCTCAATTCTAATTCCGTCGGATTCCTTGACTGTTACTTTGCCAATAATTTCCTTGGCGATATTGAATTGACCGGACTCAATAACTTGATCGCGAGTCCAGAATTGACCATTGGACAATTCAATTCGCTCCTCTGTTACATAATATTCTTGATCAAAATCAGATTGGAATATTTTATCGCCAATATCTTCAATCAAATAATATTCCGACTCTGATTCCACATAGATCACGCAATCCGCATCCCAATATTCAGAGTCTGATTCCACATAGACAATATCGCTTGCGGAATCGACATAAGATTGCGAGTAAGTATTATACCGACGCCGCGCATAATAAACGGAGACGGATTCCCTATCATGATAAATCTCGCCATTGCCTTCGCAACGGAAGTAATTACTTTCGTAACAAGACTCGCATATCGTGCACTCGCAAGACTCTACATATATTGAGTCGTCCTCTGACATTGAGTCTCCGCACTCATCACAAGTGCAAGGATTCACGCCATACGATCCATGCGTGGCGCTGAATGACGTTGAACCATTGCGCGAAATAATTATCTCCTGATTTTCGGTATCAATTTCAACGTCTCGGCATATGTCCAGATAAGGTCCGATCACGGAGTCTTTGCCATTGGCAATGTACAATAAGCGCGCGCCATTGAACGCCCTATTGTCTGCCATGCTATATTGATTGTCCCGTAGCCACGATTCAAGCTTATCGCCTGCCGCGTTGTGCGATACATAAACCGGCGCATGGGTCCTATTCTCGGGGCGGACGATAACGCGCGCGCCAATTCGATTCCGATTGTCTTTTACATAGGCAATTTGAAAATCGCCAGAGGCGTATACTTCGCATGGATGCGCGGGCAGATTGTCAAACGCATAACGCATACATGAGGCAGTCAGACTCTTGCGCCCATTGGTGCAAATTGCGTCGCCCGGAATCGGTTCTGACGTATAAACGCGTTTAAAATCCGCGCGGGTTTCCCCTATTTCAAGAGTCAACGTATCGGAGCCAACTTGAACGCCATCCCGATACCATTGCGCGAAGGCAAGGCATTCCGCGTCGGTAAGATAGGGCAGAATATGCTTAATCATCTTATGCGGCTTGCCAATGGTCCGACGTTCGGAATCCTTATGCGCTTTGCTTTTATAGATTGCCAAGAGTCTTGGATCGGATTCCGCTGGGGCTGGATTGTATCGGTCAAGGACGGCATAATAGGAGATATTCCGAATCTGATTCCAATAGTTTATTTCATGCTGGACTGATTTAAGCGGAGCAAATAGCTTTTCTATCTCATTCCAGATTGGCGCGTGAAGATGCCTTGTAATTAAATCACATTCCCCCCAAGACTCCAGAGAGCCCATCAATAGGCGGGCCTTGTCAGCGTTTGAGAGCGTCATTTGCGTTTCCCCCGTATCAAGCGTTAAGCGTTTCAAGGATTTTTTTCTGATCCGACGCGCGGCCATACATGCGCAAGAGCGATTCCGCTTGGCGCTTGGCGGATTCGATATTGCCGGCTTGGACATGAAGCGCGAGCGTCTCAAGGTGCCGAGAGAGTGTCATCGCAGAGTCTCCTATACATGGGCACGCTACATGCGCGCGAATCCCTAGTAGCACGCAAAGCAAGGCAAGGCAAGAGGCTTGGGGCTGTCCAGATCATCGCCAGGCTTGGGGCTGATTTTTCCGGTTGACACTCGACCGAATCCCATGTTAGAAACGAATCAATTCAGCACTACTCGGGCTTGGCGCGGAATCGCGTCACGTCGCAAAAAACACCGAGAATGGGCGCATGAAATTACATGCAAAGAATCATATGTTTGCGCTAACGCTGCACCGCCAATGCTGCACCGCAGAATGTTAATTCTAACATGTTAGCGCTAACGCCGCACCGCAGAATGTTAGCGCTAACGCTGCACCAACAGCAATTATCGGCAATTCGGGGTGATACCTGATTTATCGACAAATCGGGATGATAAAGTTTTGGCACAAGACCCCACCGAGGGAAATGTTCGCTTGACCCCCACCGAGGGAAATGTTCGTCAAACCCTACCGTGGAAATTGTTCACCCCACCGAGGAAAATGTTCGCCAAGAATTTCCTTGACCTCACCGAGGAAATTTTGTAGAACTGATTCGTCAAGAATGAAGGAGACACCATGCAAGTTCCAAGTCTGATCGAAATGCTATCCTACAAGAGGCCTCAAGGCTCTCGTCATCAACGCAAGTTCTGCAATCGCTATCTAGTTCCTGTCTTCGGTCAGCCTGATGCTCATGGTAACTATGTTCTTGTTGTAGGAGAGAACCCCAACATCTGCTTCACCGCACATCACGACACTGTTCACACCACCTCTGGTCGTCAGATCGTCAAGATCGAAGGCGATATGGTGTCTACTACAGGTAATGAGTGTCTTGGTGCTGACTGCACCACTGGCATCTACATCATTTTAAGTATGATTGCTGCCGGTGTGAAAGGTGTTTATGTCATACATTCCGCCGAGGAGAGTGGCTGTCTAGGGTCCCAAGCCCTTGTCAATGACCTTCCGTTGTGGATGGACTACATCGACGCTTGTATCTCTTTCGACCGCAAGGGCTACGACAGCATCATCACTCACCAGATGGGCGCTAGGACGGCCTCTGATGCCTTCGCAGACAGTCTTGAGGCTATCCTTGACCTTGGCTTCAAGGCTGATCCTACAGGCTCCTACACAGACTCAAACGAGTATCGTAGTATCGTCCCTGAATGCACCAACATCTCTGTAGGATACTTCAACCAACACACTGCTAGTGAGCGTCAAGACCTCATGTTTGTCGAGATGCTCATCACTGCACTCATCAATGCTGACTGGTCCAAGCTGGTCTTCAAGAGGAACCCGAGAGAAGTGGAATACGATACCTACACCTACACCCCCAAGAAGAAGGTCAAGCGTTATCCTTCCTACGACATGTGGACTAAACCTTGTTCCGCCTACTATGGCGACACGATGGTTGATATCGTCAAGGAGAACCCCGAGCAGATCGTGGAACTCCTTCGGTCCTTCGGCTATGAAGCCAATGGGTTGCTTGATGACATCGAGAACCTGAAATATCGTAGTAGCCACAAACGCTATGATCGTTGGTCTTGACTAGGGAGAGAAAAACATGCTAGGAATGATTCGTCAGACAGAGGAGGACGACATGATCTTCACTACAGGAACTATGGTTGTGACCTTCAAGAAGCAGAACGGAGAAGTTCGCACTCTTGTTGGGACACTTTTCCCGCCCACCTACACAGGTGACTACCGGGCTGCACTCAAGTCCATCAACGAGGCTGACGATTGCCTCATCACTATGTGGGACTATGAGAAGGGTGCTTGGCGGTCGTTCTACAAGCGTAGCATCGTAGAGATGGTGGAAGCATGAAATACCTGTTGTGTCTACAAGCACTCAACCATGTGACGACAACCAACAAGAAGTATGAGGTTATAGCCGAAGATGACCACTGGTGGACAATCAAAGCAGATGATGGACTTGTCATGTATATCTTCAAGGCAAGCTGCCCTAACTGGCAAGAGCAATCGTCCTGACGTTCTATGCCTCAACACAGAGATCAAGAGGCTACAGACCCTCATTGATGATCTGTTGTGGAATGGGGAAGACGATAGGGTTGACTTCCTACAAGATGAACTGGACTACCTCTTGAAGCTACAGGCTCAAGGGGAACGCTATCACTATCTGTTCTAGGAGATGAACATGGAACCTGTTGTAGAGTGTGTAGAGTGTGGGAGACTTGTTGATGCTGGTTACGCTACTGTTAGTCCTAATGGTTCTCATATTTGTAGATGGTGTGAGGTAGACTGGGACTTATTGGATGAGGACTATAGTGATGAAGTAGAGGATGATGATTAATACTAGAGGGCGGATATACCGGGGGGCACCAACCATATTAACAGATGGACTTGGTGTTCCTCATTTCAAGACCCCCTCAGTAGAAAAAGTTCACCTGTGACAAAACTGCAACAGTTGTAGGAAAACCCTCTAATGCTCATCTATCGAGTGACGATCAGCGACAAGGAAGACGACAAACCCTTCTGCCACTTCGAGACCAAGAAGAAGCATGAAGCTGAACGCTATGCTGAGAGGGCTAAGGCTCTGAGGCAACATGTGACCATCACACAAAGAGTGACCAGCTATGAGCCAGCCTGACGAACTGAGGATCATCCTGATGAGGATCGAGAGGGTGGCATCCATCATCGAGCGTGATGCCCTAAACACTGCCAATCAGGTCAGGGCTAGAGAGATCATCATCTTGACTGAGATGGCTATGAAGCATGTAGGAGATGTGTGATGAGTGCCTTGTTCAAAGGTGAGCGCCTTTACACCGAAGCCGAAATGCTAGCCGCGATCAAGCGGGCGCTGGAGGGGGCGGCGGCAGAAATTGGCCCTCATCCAGACCACGATAAAGCAGACTGGACAGAATATGCCCACCATGCTCACCGCCTTGCACAATTCATCCGCCGCCTAGACCCCGCGCGGTTCATTGAGGAGGAGAAGGGATGAGCGACCACATCGACCTTGAGGTGCAGATGATACACCGCAGGCGCGGCATCGCCATCCTGTCTGATGGGCAGGAGGTGCCGATCACGAACTGGGTGAACGCTGATGGAGAGTGCGAGCCGAGCGAAGCCGTGTCCTGTGTCTGTGGGCCTTGCTTCGACGGCAAGTGGTATAGCGTAGACCTGCGCGAGTATGAGAGGGCGATAGTGCAATGACCAAGAAAGACTGCCCGCTGGGCGAGGACTGCGACCTGACGCTTGCGTGGATGAAGGGCGCGGAAGACGCGCGCGACAGGGCGAAGGCTCGGATCGAGGCGCTGGAGGCTGAGGTGGCGAAGGCTGTGGGGGCGCTGGATGGCTGCATGATCGGCGGCAACCATCTGGTGACTTGGCTGCCCGAGAACCACCTGCCCGTCGACACAGACCCGCTTGCCGCGCTTGTCAGGCATGGCGCTGGCGTATCACACGACATCTGGTGCTGCTGGCGGTCGATCATGCAGGCCCGCACGACCCTCGCAGAACTGAAGGGAGACAAGACATGACCGACGACGATCTGGTGAAGATGGAACAACTTGCTGAACGTGATGACCGCATGGCCACAGGTGCGCTGTATGTCGATCTTGTCGACCGCATTGAGGAACTTGAGCGCATCTTATCTTCAGGCCCGTGCGAAATAGCAGCGCATAGCAACAGCCTGACAGAGTATATGTTTCACTGGGAGGGACGCGCTTTAGACGCAGAAGCCAAGCTGGCGAAGGCGTTGGAGGCGCTGCGGCGGATTGCAAACTCACAACCTCGCCCAATGCGGAGCGGTGGGTATGAGGGTCACGATGTGTCTAACATGCAGCGCACCGCCCGCGCCACGCTGGCCGAGATTGATGGAGACAAGCCATGAACGTCGACGATCTTGTAAAGCAACTGCGCTATCTCGGGGATCATGCTTCATATGAACCTGACATGCACCACACTGCGGCAGATAGTATTGCGTCACTTAATGCCGATCTATCTAAAGCAATAGCTGCCCTGCAAAAGGTGCGTAATTTCGTCCGTGATATGGGGCCATATATGCATCAGGGGCACACACTTGCTCCTGCTTTGCATGATGCCTGTGTGATACTGAATGAACTGGAAGGAGACGGGACATGATTAACTCAATGACTTATAGAGAAATAGCTGCCAACTGCGACGATGAAGATGCCATTGTAATTGCATCTTTAATTGACTATCACGAGATGCTGCGAAAGCCTGATCGTGTAGACAATAGCAGTGATGTGCTTGAACCAGATGCTTATCTGTTGTCATCTATTGAACGTGTCATAAAGGAATATATGTTAGAGAAAGACTACGATATATGGTTGAATAAAGTATACGAAGAGGATGCAAAGGGAAACAAACATGAATGACGATCTGGTGAAGCGGCTGCGCTCTGTTGATATCTCTTGGAATGAAGCAGGAGAATACTGTGCAGAAGCAGCAGCCCGCATCGAAGAACTAGAGGCTGCACTAGAGTGGCTTATCGCTGGCGCTGAGACTGTGCTTGAAGAGTGGGACAGAGGCGACGAAGCTGCATTCCGTGAGGCCATCGAAGAAATGCGCTGTGATGTGGAAGAGGCGAAGGGAGACAAGACATGATCGGTATCAATGACATCACACTAGAGGCTGATACAGTAGGCATCTGGCTTGTTGGTATGACGAAGACAGGGATGGTCCAGATGGGCCATGTATCGTGGTATGAAATCTACCAACACATGAAATACCAAGAACGTCGTGATAAGATAATGAACCCTTCAATCAAGATGGGGCAGGACGTTGACGCTGACAGTTGAACTGACACACAAGCCTTGTCCATTCACTGACTGTCTATCCTCTGATGCTTTCTCCTACAACGAAGAGAAGGGCATAGGGTTCTGTCATTCATGTGGACGAGCATACCCCCACAAGAGAATGAGCATCCATGACTGGGCCAAGAAGGAGTATCCATTGATGGATCATAAGCCCCCACTGAGACTTGTTGATGAAACCCCTTCGATGGAAAATAAGGTGCAGTTCACACCTGACGGCTATCGAGGCATCAACAAGAAGACCAGAGAGTTCTACAACTGCACAGGAGTTCTAAACGATGGAGACCTTGCAACACTCATCTACAGATACCCCAACGGATCAGCCAAGTATCGTAATATTCCAAAAGCCTTTAGCACGACTGCTGGCTTCCGGTCTGATACTCTCTTCGGTATGGACAGGTTTCCTGCTGGCTCTGCTCAAGCCGTAACGATCACCGAAGGTGAAGAAGATGCTATGGCGGCATTCCAGATGCACGGGTCCAAGTATCCTGTTGTATCTCTGCCCTCTGCCACCCCTTCGAGGAAATTGTTGGAGAACTGCAAAGACTGGCTAGGCTCCTTCGACAAGATTTACCTATCCATCGACACGGATGACAAGGCAGAGAACTTCGCTATCGCCCTGCTCAATCTGTTCCCCGGTAAGGTCTATCGTGTTCCGCATGGTGACTACAAGGACGCCAATGACTTCCTCATGGCAGGCAAGCAGAGGGAGTATGTGGCGGCATGGTGGTCTTCCAAGCTGTTCACCCCGGACAACATCTATGCCACCTCAGAGGACTTCCTAGGGCTTCTGAGAGACACTCCTGACCATGCCTATGTGCCTACGGGCATCGAGGCTCTAGACGACAAGATACTCGGTCTGATGCAAGGACACTTCACTGTCATCAAGGCACCTACAGGGATCGGTAAGTCAGAGTTCATGCGCTACCTTGAACACAATCTTGTAGCCAATCACCCTGATGTGCCCTTCGCTGTGTGGCACCTTGAGGAGACCAAACTCAGAAGCCTTCTTGGCATCGTATCCTATGTGTTACAAGATAACGTTACACGCAAAGACCTGATCCAAGAGAAGAACAAGACCCCTGAGGTGGAAAATGCTATCGAGAAGATCACCCAATCGGGTTACATGCAGTTCCACCTTAGAGAAGAAGATGGTGCAGAAGAACTGGTAAATCAGATCAGGGTGCTATCTCAGGTCTATGGGTGCAAATACGTCTTCTTCGAGCCTATCCAAGATGTCATCACGGTGTCAGACGATAAGCAGAAAGAAGCAGTCTTAGCCGATCTGTCTGTGAGGTTGTCCAAGTTGGCTGCTGATCTGGCAATCGGTATCGTCACTATCGCTCATACCAATGAGAATGGTGATCCTAAATACTGCAAGATGATTGGGCAACGAGCCTCTGTCATCATCAACCTAGAGCGTGACAAGGAAGCAGCCGACCTGATCGACCGCAATACAACCAAGATCACTGTCCAGAAGAACAGACCTTGTGGCCTAGAAGGTAAGGCAGGGGAGTTGCTTTTCGATCTGGATACGTTTACACTGAGTGAGAAGAAAGACACCTTCTAGCGAGGAGCCGACATGCCCGTGTTTGATATCGAGACCGACAACCTACTTGAAGATGCCACCCGTATCCATGTTCTCTCCTATTCGACTTCGGATGGCGTCAAGAGCATCACTGACTATGACGAGATGCGGGAATGGTTTCTGTATCAGGACACTCTGATCGGGCACAACATCTATCGCTTCGATATCCCTGTAGTGGAAAAGCTGCTCAATATCAAAGTCAGTGCCAAGATTGTCGACACTCTTGCTCTGTCGTGGTATCTCAACTTTGATCGTCAACGGCATGGTCTTGAGTGGTATGGGGAAGACTATGGCATCCCTAAACCCAAGGTCTCCGACTGGAATGACCAGCCTATCGAGGTGTATATACATCGGTGCGAAGAAGATGTGAAGATCAACCTCAGGTTGTGGAATGACCTACAGCGTAAATTACGGATTCTATACCCGGAAGATTCGGATTACGATAGGTTCCTCAACTACCTCATGTTCAAGATGGAGTGTGCAGCAGAGCAAGAGCGTATCGGTTGGCGTCTCGATGTAGCCAAGGCACAAGGGCACTACGAAGAACTGCTTGCCCTCAAGACCGAGAAGGAACAGGAACTCATCAGGGCCATGCCTAAGGTGCCCGTCTACAAGGAACACAACAAGCCTAAGGTCATGTTCAAGAAGGATGGGTCTCTATCGTCTCATGGTAAGACTTGGCTCAACAAACTGATCGAAGCCAAGCTACCGCATGACACGAAGGGTCCGATCAACCTCTTGGAAGGCTATGAGGATGGCAATCCCAATAGTCCCCAACAGGTCAAGGATTGGCTCTACGGGCTAGGGTGGAAGCCTCAGACGTTCAAGTATGTCAAAGAGAACGATGGCACTGAGAGGGCAATTCCTCAAGTCAATGACGAAGGAGAACTGTGCGAGAGCGTCAAGGAACTGTCCAGCAAAGACCCTGCCATTGAACTGCTCGAAGGTCTCAGTGTCATTAATCACAGGCTTGCTATCTTCAAGTCTTTCCTAGACTGCGAGAGGAATGGCTATGTCAAGGCTCAGATCAATGGCCTGACCAATACCATGCGCTTCAAGCACTCTAAGCCTCTGGTCAACCTTCCCGGTGTCCATCAGGCTTGGGGCAAAGAGATCAGGGGATGCCTTATCGCTCCTGATGACGACCATGTCCTTGTAGGCACCGATATGGTCAGCCTAGAAGATAATACGAAACGGCACTACATGCAGCCGCTAGACCCTAAGTATGTCGAGGAGATGAGCCAAGAGGGCTTTGATCCACATCTTAATCTGGCACTGTTTGCTGGTGTTGTAACCCAAGACCAGATCGACCAACACAATAAAGGAGAGATCAGCCTCAAGGACATCAGGAAGAAATACAAGGCTGCTAACTATTCCTGTATTTATGGTGTAGGTGCTGCCAAGCTGGCTAGGTCTCTGTCTATCTCCAAGAAGGAAGCAGAGCAACTCATCGAAGCCTATTGGAAGAGGAACTGGGCCATCAAGAAAGTCTCTGAGCAACAGAAGATCAAGATAACTGGCCCTTACATGTGGCTACAAAACCCTGTCTCTGGCTTCTGGCACAACCTTAGGGCAGAGAAAGATGCGTTCAGCACCCTCAATCAATCCACTGGTGTCTTCTGCTTTGACACTTGGGTTGCCTTCTGTCGCAAAGCTGGACTACGGAACTGCGGACAATTCCACGATGAGACGATCTCTCCAGTGGAAAAGGGTAAGGAAGAATGGGCTATGGATATCCAGAAGCAGGCTATAGCCAAGACGAATATGAAGCTGAAACTCAATGTCCAACTGGATGTGTCACCACAATTCGGGTCAACCTATGCTGAGATTCACTAGGGGTTGACAAGGACTCGAATGTTACTATATAACACTCTCTAACCAAAGGAGCGGCCCCGACATGGCTAATGCAAAATCCAAGAGCGTCATCGTTGATGCTATTCTTTACTACCCCAAGGTGTTCCTTGAGAACCGGGACATGGGGAATGAGCATGTTGATCTGAGCGAAACAGATGGCATGTATAAGGTCGAACTGTTCCTTGATGCAGAGAACGTCAAGAAGCTGGAAGAAGCCGGTATGCCCAAGAAGTTTGGTGCCTTCCCTGCCTTCAAGGAAGGAGAGCATCAGGGTAAGACCTACAAGCGATACACTGCCAAGCGTCCTCACCTGAGCAAATATCTTCTTGATGAGGCTGGTGATCGTAAGGTGATGGGGCCTCCCCTTGTCTTCGATTTCAACACCTTTCAGGAAGCCTACAAAGCCGCTGGGGGCCAAGGTAAGTCTGATGACTACATCACCCCTTGGACAATCCAAGACGGCCTGATTGGCAACGGCACGAAGGCTAAGGTGCGTCTCAATATCTACAAGGGTGTCAAGGCTACCATCGTGACCCTTGAGCGTATTGGTATCACGGATCATGTGGTCTATGAGACTGCTGGCAACTCGGAGTGGTTCTGATGGATCGTTTCATCCTTGAATACCACGATGGTGAAGGGCGACGAATTGTTACTATCCAGAAGGAGTTCGAGACTGATGCTCATCTGGAAAACATGCTACAACTCTTCGCTGACTTCATGGTTGCTGTTGGCTACGCCTATATCGAGAATGTAGGGTGCCGTGACAATCGCGGTAAGATCACTTGGGGTCCATACTAGGAGACAATGGCAATGATCGAAGTGACCTATGTGAACCACATGGGAAGTGACCTCAGTGTGGTTAATGCTGCTCGGGTCTCGTTTGGCAAAGAGAGTGAAGCACTGGAATGGAAGTGGCTAGAACTTCGTGGCTACTCTGGTGATCTTGTTGCAGTGCTGAACGAGAAGGATCAAAAGCTGATCCAATACCTAGCCAAGCACGAACACTATAGCCCCTTCGGTCATTGCTTTGCTTCCTTCCATGTGAAGGCCCCCATCTTTGTTGCACGGCAACTGGTGAAGCACAAGTTCCTGCGATGGAATGAGATCAGCAGGCGGTATGTAGATGATGAGCCTGAGTTCTATGTGCCTGATGTGTGGAGAGGTCGCAGTGCTGACAAGAAGCAGGGTTCTTCTGATAAATCTGTAGACATGCTCTATGAAGTAAGGGAAACTAAAGATGGGCAACCCTTTTTCATTGATTTAAAGGGTTGGGCTAAAACATACACAGATTCAACCTTACAACTCTACTCCCTTATGCTTGAAGCAGGAGTGGCACCCGAGCAAGCACGAATGGTGTTGCCTCAAAGCACCATGACTGAATTTTATTGGAGTGGCAGCCTTGACGCCTTTGCAGACATGTGCAATCTTAGACTGAAGCCTGATGCTCAGTATGAGACACGGCTTGTGGCTGAGCAGATCAGCGATGTGATGGAGAAGATATGGCCGATAAGCTGGGAGGCTTTAGTCAAATGAGACGAGTGGTCGACCCGCCTTTCGGTTGGATGTATGGCTTTCCCAAGGCTATACCCAATGATGTAGACGATACGAAGAAGTGGCTGGTCGAGAATGGCTATCCACAGAAGATCATCGACGACTATGGTGACAACTTCTACTGTAGATACTGGATGGAGAGAGAAGATGATAAATGAAGCTGAAATGATGAGGCTGACTAAAGACTTTTTTTACTCCGACTTCGTAGACAACCTGATCGCTGCTCGCCTTTCAGATGACTACAAAACGATCTTGTCGTTCATCAATAAAGCATCTCAGGCTGTAGTTGATGGTGATGTCTTGGACGATATCGACATGGAAGACTTCGACCAGTGGATGAATGATCTTATTGGTATCCAGCAAGTCTTGAGCATGTATGTCGTTGATGTTGTTTTTCCTGCACCTGTCATCCCTCACACACTCATGGAGGCTTGGGTCAAATGGAACACAAAGAGCCAGTCAGCGTAAGTATCGAAAACTACGATGAGGAGACAGGACTTATCACGTTTGAAGTTGATGATGCTGCCAAGCAAGTCCTGATCGAACTGGGCTTCAAATACATGCTCATGCTAGGTGCCCTTGATATCGACGAAGATGATGTCTTCAAAATCCTAGAAGCCCACAAAGAGAAACTTATCAAAGAGACACTACAGCAATCCTATGACTACTGGCATGAAGGCTCCCCGGTATGAAGACAACAGATACTCTCGTCAGCGACATCTACAACACGATCTCTACTGGCGAAGGGTGGGATAATGATATTGAACAATGGGTCTTGTCAAATATTGCACTCTCGTTTCAAAGGCAGTTCAGCGGAAGTAGAGGAAATGAGCGGGGTAGACTGCGCCTTTCTCAGCTTGGAACTCCTTGTGAGAGACAACTATACTACTCAACAAATATCCCAGATAACGGTTCTCCACTGGCTTCCCACACTAAGTTCAAGTTCATATATGGCGACGTTATCGAGTCTCTGCTCTTGGGACTTGCCAAGGCTTCAGGACACACCGTTGTCGGATGTCAAGACCGCTTGGAAGTCTCAGGTGTTGTTGGGCATCGAGATTGCGTTATCGACGGAATGCTGGTTGATATCAAATCCGCCTCTTCGTTTTCTATGGACAAATTCCGAAATGGGGGACTACGTTCAAACGACCCTTTTGGATACCTCTCACAACTCTCGTCCTATCTTTGGGCCTCTCAGTCTGACAGTCTTGTAACCAACAAGAAAGAAGCTGGGTTCCTTGTAGCAGACAAGACACTTGGTCATATCATCTTTGAGGTCTATGATCTCACCGAGGAAATGAGCAGGAAGGAAGAAGAGATCGCACGAAAGAAGAAGATCATCTCAGACCCTCTACCCCCACCGAAGGGATTTGATGAGGTTCCAATGGGCAAGTCCGGTAACATGAAGCTGGATACCAACTGCTCCTATTGCAACTTCAATCGTATCTGCTGGCCGGGAGTAAGGGTCTTTGCTTATTCTTCTGGGCCTGTGTATCTGACGAAGATCGACAAAGAACCAGACGTGTTTGAGATCACATGAAACCGGCATCAGCAAAGGCTAAAGGACGAACCTTCCAACAAGAAGTCCGTAAGGCCATTCTAGAGACCTTCCCTGACCTACAGCCCGACGATGTGAGGTCAACCAGCATGGGGGCACAAGGAGAGGACATCCAACTGTCCCCTGCTGCTAGGAAGGCTCTAGGTGGCATACAGATCGAGTGCAAGAGGACCAAGAGTTTCAAGACTGTCTACGGCTGGCTAGATCAAGCCAAGACACATGGTAACTACAAGCCTGTTGTCTTTTTCCGTGCTGATCGTCTAGAACCTCTTGTTGTCTTGCCTATGTCTGACTATCTTAACACACTGAAAGGAGACCTAAAATGATCGTAATCTATGATGTGATGTATGGCCCTATCTGGTGTGAGGAAGACCCTGATTGGGATATCGAAGAGGATGGTGAGGGCTTCTACCTTGTCTGCAAGATTTGGGATGAGGACAACAACCGCCTGACTGATGAAGAGGTCATCTTCGATACACTGGATGAGGCCCTAGAAGTGGTTAACTTCTTCAAGGACAAGACCAAGCCTTTCCTGATCCTTGACGAAGATGAACTGGGGGAGACGTTCCATTGACAGGTAAGACAGCGATTGTCTGGACATGCGCTCACGCTGACCCTTCAGTGGGAAATGAGCGTTTCGATTGGCTGGCTCAGTTGATCGAAGATGTGAAACCGGACTATGTGGTGGACTTGGGGGATGGAGCCGACATGAAGTCCCTCAACACCTACGATACGCGCTATCCTCAGGCTGTTGTATCACAATCCTACCAGAAAGACATCGAGTGCTACAATGAAGCGATGGACAGGCTCTGGGGCCGCTACAAAGTCACGAAGAAGAAGCGTCCGTTTCGTATTGGCTTTGAGGGCAATCACGAGAATCGGATCAAAAAAGCTATCGCGCATGATCCGAGGGTTGAAGGCTCTCGGTTCGGTATATCGTTTAGCCACCTCCAAACGGACCATTGGTTCGACGAATACCACGAATACTCTAATTCCGCCCCCGCCATTGCTGACTACGATGGCGTTTCATATGCTCACTACTTCGGTGCTGGTAACTACGGCTCTCCTGTCAGTGGCATTCATCACGCTTACACCCTACTACAAAACAGGAACCATTCTTCTACTTGTGGTCATAGCCATAAACGTAGTGTCTACTTCAAAGATACTGCTCACCCTCATAGTATTATCGGACTGGTGGCGGGCTGTTACAAAGGGGGATATGAGGCTTGGGCGGGGCAATCGAATCAAGATTGGTGGAAAGGCGTCGTCATCAAAAGGTGTATCGCCAATGGTGTCTACGAACCTCAATTTGTCTCGCTTGAGAGCCTTAGACGGGAATACGGACAATGAGTAAACGAACCAAAAAGTTCAAACGAATAGCAAGGGACTACTACCCCACACCCCCTAAAGCTGTAGAGCCTCTGGTTAGACATCTGCCAGAGGTTTTTACTTTCTGGGAACCTTGTGCTGGTGATGGCAGGCTGATCCACCATATCCAAGAGGCTAGGCCCCGATCAGAATGTGTCTTGGCTACAGATATCCACCCTCTGAACAGCAATATCGTAGCTGCTGATGCCTTGGACTTGTTTCCCCCTGCTCCTGACCTAATCATCACTAACCCACCTTGGTCAAGGATAATGCTTCATCCTCTGATCGACCATCTTGCAGGGATCGCCCCCACTTGGTTGTTGTTCGATGCAGATTGGGCCTACACCAAACAATCCCTTTACTTCATGCAATTCCTGAAAGTCATTCAGGTTGTGGGTCGAGTAAAGTGGATCGAGGGGAGCAAGACCAGTGGACTAGACAATGCAGCATGGTATCTCTTCGATAAGAAGGATATGTGCGATTTACCTCGTGAGACCAAGTTCTATGCCTGACATCGAAGAACTGCTAGACAAGTATGGGTTCCAATATATCTTGGACTTCTTCAACCTGACAGAAGAGCAAGTCCTTGAAGCCCTAGACGAGACTGGTTATATCGACCTTTCAACCTTGGAGGATGAGAATGGCTAAGTGGACACTACCTGACCCTGAGACGATCCGAGAGGCATTCATGGGCGATATGGATGTCTACCAAGCACAAGCTAAAAAGACTGCCATCTACCCTAAGAGCCAGAAGATCATCTATCCCACCTTGGGTTTGTGTGGTGAGGTTGGGGAAGTAGCTGAGAAAGTCAAGAAATCTATCCGTGATGGACATGACCTTGATGATCTGGCAGTAGCTAAGGAACTCGGTGATGTGCTTTGGTATGTAGCCAATCTCGCAGAAGACCTTGGCTATGACCTGTCTGAGATTGCTCAGATGAACTATGAGAAACTTAAATCCCGACAAGAACGCAACAAACTGCAAGGAAGCGGTGACGACCGATGAACAACTATCTCCCCACAGACTATCAGTCCTTCATTGCCACATCGAGGTATGCTCGTTGGCTTGACAAAGAGGGACGGCGTGAGACTTGGCCTGAAACTGTTAGCCGGTTCACATCAAACATCGTTGCTAACAAAATCAGCGACAATTCTGTCATCAAAGAGATCGAAGAGGCTATCCTCAATCTTGAGGTGATGCCCTCTATGCGAGCCATGATGACCGCTGGCCCTGCCTTGGAACGGGACAACACCGCAGGCTACAACTGCTCTTATCTGCCTGTGGATGATCCTAAGTCCTTTGATGAGGCTATGTTCATCCTTCTCTGTGGGACTGGTGTAGGGTTCTCTGTTGAGCGCCAATACATCAACAATCTGCCTGAGGTGCCTGACGAACTCTTCGCTAGTGAAGATGTCATTGTCGTGCATGATAGCAAAGAGGGTTGGGCTAAGGCTCTGCGTAAGCTGATCGCCATGCTCTATGCAGGAGAGATTCCTACATGGGATGTGTCGAAAATTCGCCCTGCTGGTGCCAAACTCAAGACCTTCGGTGGTCGAGCCTCTGGCCCTGCTCCTCTAGAGGAATTGTTCAAATTCGTCATCGAGAAGTTCAAGAACGCCAAAGGTCGTAAACTCAACTCCATCGAGTGCCATGACATCATGTGCAAGATCGGTGAGGTTGTTGTTGTAGGCGGTGTTCGTCGTTCTGCCATGATCTCGCTCTCCAATCTTTCTGATGATCGGATGCGATATGCCAAGAGTGGAAATTGGTGGGAAGGGAACGGTCAACGCGCATTGGCTAACAACTCTGTGGCCTACACTGAGAAACCTGACGCAGAGACCTTCATGCGTGAATGGCTTGCTCTGATCGAAAGCAAGAGTGGTGAGCGTGGTATCTTTTCTCGGCCTGCAAGCAAACGACAGGCGGCAAAGAATGGTCGTAGGAACCCTAACTTCGAGTTTGGGACTAACCCCTGTAGTGAGATCATCCTTCGTCCCTATCAGTTCTGCAACCTTACCGAGGTCGTAGTGAGGGCCACAGACAGTCTTGCTGATCTAGAGCGTAAAGTCAAACTTGCTACCATCCTCGGGACTGTCCAATCCACTCTGACACACTTCCCCTATCTGCGTAAGATTTGGCAGAAGAACACTGAGGAAGAGCGTCTACTTGGTGTGTCGTTGACTGGTATCATGGACAATCAACTTCTGACGACCAATAACTCAAAACTTGGAGAGACCCTTGAGCATCTACGTCAAATTGCTTGCAATACTAACGGGGAGTGGTCTGACCGCCTTGGTATCCCTGCTAGCACTGCTATTACCTGCGTCAAGCCAAGTGGCACAGTTTCTCAACTTGTTGATAGCGCATCTGGTATTCACGCTCGTCATTCAAGGTATTACATCAGGACGGTAAGGGGAGACAACAAAGACCCCCTGACGCAGTTTATGAAGGATCAAGGTATCCCGAATGAACCGGATGTAATGAAGCCTGATAGCACTACAGTGTTCAGTTTCCCTCAGAAATCTCCAGAGGGCGCTATCACTCGTAACGACATGAGTGCTATTGAGCAACTAGAGACTTGGCTGATCTATCAGCGACACTGGTGTGAACACAAGCCTTCTATCACTGTTACTGTTCGTGACCATGAATGGGTGTCTGTGGGTGCGTTTGTGTATAACCACTTTGATGAGATGTCTGGGGTGTCCTTCCTTCCCCATTCGGATCATACCTACAAGCAAGCACCTTATCAGGAGTGCAGCAAAAGTGACTATGAGATACTGTTGTCTGTAATGCCTGAGAAGATCGACTGGTCCAAACTATCGGACTATGAGAAAGAAGATACATCGAAAGGAACCAGCACCTTTGCTTGTGTTGGTGGAAGTTGTGAGATCGTGGACCTGACATGAGTAAAGCTATCGGCACTATGACTTGGAAGCCCTCACCCAAGCATAAGAGGACTTCTCAGACCAACATCAAATCCTCACACAAGAGGTCTAGCACCAATAAGAAGGACACTCGAAAGATGTATCGTGGGCAAGGACGATGATCGAGGAGAAGCCTAAGAGGACTAGACGACAAACCAAATACAAGGGGGCTGACGTAGAGGGTAAAGCCAGCGTTGTCTCCCTTGTCCCACTCAATGACCATCAGAGGCTCTATATTGACGCTATACGGACCTCTGACCAAGTGATCGTGTGTGGATACTCAGGAACAGGAAAGACCTACATAGCCGCTACAATCGCTGCCAACATGTATGCTATGAAGGAGATCGACAAGATCATCCTCACAAGACCTAACGTCTCTGTAGGAAAAGACCTTGGCTATTTCCCCGGTGATCTGAACGAGAAGTTCACACCTTGGGCTGCTCCTGTTCTTGAGGTATTGGTGCAACAGTTGGGAAAAGGTGTAGTGGATACCGCCATCAAGAATGGAAATATCGAGATGGCACCACTATCTACTATGAGGGGACGGTCGTTCAAGGACAGCTTCATCATCTTGGATGAGGCTCAGAACACGACCATTCCTGAGATCAAGATGTTCCTGACAAGGATTGGTGAAGGGTCTAAGGTAGTCATCAATGGTGACATCAAACAATCTGACATAAATCAACAGTCTGGTCTATCGAAGATCATCCACCTAGCCAAGAAGTATCACATGAACATCCCTGTGATAGAATTTGCTGTAGAAGATATCGTCCGCAGTGAAATCTGTAAACAGTGGATCATAGCTTTCGAAGGAGAAGGTCTGTGACTGATATGGTGAATAGCCCTAGCCACTATTCTTCGGGCAATATCGAGTGTATCGAATATCTCAAGGATAACCTGTCTTGGCATGGCTACCTTGGATACCTTGAAGGTAACTGCAAGAAGTATCTGCATAGGTTTAGACTAAAAAACAAACCTATCGAAGACCTCAAGAAAGCGCGTTGGTATCTTGATCGGTTGATCTTCGAGATCGAAACCGAGGGCAACGACAGCTAAAAAGAAAACCCCCTTCAGGCATTCAACCTGAGGGGGGTCTTTTTATTTGTGATCTTTGTAGATGTCTAGGATGTCTCGTTTGATTTCCTTGATGTCATCCCTGATCTCTTGCATAGCTTGTCGGTCTTCTTCCCTACGTTCTTCCCTAGCATGTATCTCTGCTTGGAGGAGTTGTAGTTGCTTTTGATTAGTCAAGACCGTCCTTACGAGCCATGCCATTGCACTAAACACCGTTGCTATAACACCTGAAACAATGTAATCCAAGTAGTCCATTAGTCTTCCTCACAGCCTGCATCATAACCTACTACAAGCCGCCTTCCTGTCGAGAGAGAACGCGGACCACCATCTACAATTAAAGCGTCTACATGGTCGCTTACCAAGGGCCTCAGTCCATCACAGACTGCACTATTTTGCTTGAGAGGACTGACGCTGGCGCAACCACTCACGATCAGCATTAGAGATAGTGCTAGGAGGGATTTTGCGTATTGCATTGTCTATCCTCTTCGTTGTGTCTATGTAATTCTGTTGTTGCTCTATCGTCAAATCTCTTGTTGCTATATTTTTTCCATACTGGATCATTATGAAGGAAATCGAGATAACACCCAAAACAGCCGCCACAATGAGCATCGGTTTTAATCCAACAAGTTTGAGTATCCACATTAGACCCTCCTACCAAGGCCAGAGAGACACATAGCTTTTTCTTCTTCCCTACGAGTGACTAGACCGGGAAGGGTAATGCCCCTAGCCTTTGTCCATCTTGGGAGTTCATTACAGGCCCCTACGAGATCATTTGCATTGGCCTTACGGGCAAGAGTAGAGCGACAGAAGCTACCCACTCCTACGTTGTAGGTGAACGACAGAAAGGCCCCATAGGTCAGGTCAGGAAGATCATCAGGGCGACGAAGACACTGCCTCATGCCCACCTCATGCTCTATGAGACTTTCCTTGAGCATGTCCTTACATTCAGCCTTGGTGTATCGATCTCCGAGTTTAACCCCTTTGGTCTCACCAAAGCAGACAGTCGGAATGCCTACAGGGTCTAGGTAAGCCACTGTCCTGAGGCCCTCAAAGCCCCCTACAACGGAAACTAGGACAGCAGCTAGTATCGTGTTCTTTGCTACTCTACTTGCCATGTCATCTCCTATTGTGGGGGCGTAGGCCATTGAGGATTACGAGGGTCTTCTGTCTTGGCAGGCAGATCACGGAGCGCTTGGCGATAGGTGGCCCATGCAGCGCGATCTACAGGGGCATCAGGCACTTGTGTCCAGTCGCAGGCAGATAGACGACGATTGCGCTCCCGACGCAATTCCGGCCACGCCTCGGCGATCTCGGTCGCGTCGATTTCAGATTGCGTGAACGACACGACCTGACCATCGACATAGCGCGAGAAGCGGTCGTGATGGCCTTCCGCCCAATGCCCGCCTTCCGGGATCATCATCAGATCGAGGTCGCCGGATGTCGTGAAGGTTCCTGACCATGAGCCATCCGCGTGATAGATGGTGAACTGCATATCAAGCCTCCATCACGAGCGCGGCAACGACGCCTTGGACGGTGGCCGTGCCGCCGCTTGAGCCACGATGAGTGACGTTGAACCCGACCGTCCCCGATGTGCTGGTTGTCGTGCCGGTGGAAACATAGGTCTGCGGCTCTTCGATGCCAGAAGCGCCTTCCAGCAGCCAGCCCTCGTTCGATGTGGTATAGTCTAGCGTAACGCTTGTCCCTGTTGCCGCGACTTCGACATAAGGGCTATCCGCGCTCGAATAGCCTGCAAGCTGCATGATGACCATCAGTTTCGTGCCGCTTTTCACGCCGCTGAAAGAGACGGTGTAAGTGGCAGTCGCGTCCTTGCTAATGTTGGCGCTGATCGAGGTCGAGTTAGCCACCGCAAGACCCGGCAGGCGATCCGCCGAGATCGTTCCCGCCGTGATGTCAGTAGCGTTCAGCGTGCCGCGAATAATGGCGTTCTGAAACTCTGCGTTGCCGGTGTCGCGCTCGATCTTCCATCCCGACGTGCCGGCGACATAGTTGTCGCTCTCGATGTCTGCGGTGACTTGGATCGCGCCTGTTGGCGTCGAGAAGTAGAGCGTCTGCGCGCTAGTCACACCGTCGATAGTCACTTGGAATGCAGACGACCACTCTTTGATTGTGGTATCTGTTATATCTACACTCGGTTGAGACAACGACCACCCTGCGGTCAATCCGACAAAACTAGCTGTTGCCGTGTTGTAACTTGTAGCAGAGGGTGTGCTTGGTGCGCTGGCCTGCAAGGTCTGATAGTAGACGCGGCCCGTGATGACTGTATCCCCAGTTGACCCTGCGGCACCATCAGTCCCGTTTTGAACAAGGATCACAGGCAACGACCAAGTAAGCGTGCTATCTGTGCCAGTCACACCTTGAACGCTTGCTAAGGTCGTTGAGACGTAGACCGGATCGGTGCCAGATGGGATAGTAGTTGACCAAGTTGACGGAGGTGTAAGGGTGTTAGTCCCAAAGTTGTAAGACCCACCAGTAGGTGTAGCAGGGGCAGTGGAAGACCTTTTAAACACAGATGCGAGAAATGTGGAAAGGCCATCTGCTCCGTCTGCACCATCGAGACCGTCAACACCGTTCTCGGCTATCTCGAAAGGCGTAGACCAAGTTCCGGCGTTATCGGTCCCTGTGTCGCCAATGATGGAGAACACATATCTGGTCCCATAGATGGGGTCTGTTCCGGCGGGAACGTCTAAGAACCAGCCAGTCGGCGGCGTGAGAACATTGGTGCCAAAGTTGAACGACCCTCCGGATGGCGTAGCCGGAACGCTTGCGGACCGTTGAAAGACGATGGCTGTGTAAACCGATTTGCCATCAGTAGGGTCTGCCAGTGTGGTGTCAGATGCTCCCGTAGAGAACGCCGACGCATTACCGCTAAAATCACGCGCCTTTACGAAATACCAATTCGTTGTGCCTGTTGGAAGACCACCATGTGTAAACTCAGTTCCCGCGCTGGTGCCGATGGCAGTTGCACCAACAGTGGTATTGCTGCTATTGACAAAAACCTCGACATCTTTAAAATCGTCGTCTGTCGGATTTACCCACTTAACGATAATTTGTTGAAAACCGCCAATAGCAGAAACAGATGTGGGTGCAGAGGGTGCAGTGTTATCTCCTCCGGGAGTATGGGTTGCCGAAACATATGCACTAGTAATTCCGAGTTTGTTGACAACCCTGACACGAATAGTATAATTTGTGCCTTCTTTAACTGGTGAGATTTGATACTGAGTTCCAGATACTTCTACTGTGTTGTAATCTGTGTCTGAAGTCTTTTTCCACTCAAACTGGTAATAATCAACAAAAGCGTTTGCAGGAGGAGACCACGAAACAATTACACTATTAACAAACGTGCCATCTGAAGAAATAAATCCTGCGTCCGTAATAGTTAGACCTGTAGGTGCTGGTGCAGAAAACGGATTGGGTAGGGTTGTGTTGTTGAGAGAAAAGGCTTCCCCATTGACACCAGTAAATACCTCAGAAGAAATCTCCCTGAGGGTCATCTGGACTTGAATATCTAGACCATCAGTAAGACCAAAGGTCCAAGACAGAACCTCAAATTCTTTATTGGTCCAACCAAACCGAGTATTCGTCAGCCTTACAATATCTCCAACCTGAACAGCAAAGGCGCGCATACCAAAAGAGGCCGAGACAGTCAACTGTTCCCGGTTCCTATTGAGAGCGATCCTAGCGATCCTCTGAGCCGTCTTCGAAGAGGCTGTAAAGGGCAGAGCATAGTCTAGGACATTGGAGATGCCATTATCCAGACCAAGGAAGTAGTCAGCCTTACCTGTGCCAGACCCACTGCCTGTAGCGGTAAAGGTTACACCAACCGTATTGGATGAAGCACCGAGGAGGGTGAAGTCAGTGGTCCCTACCTCAGTGATGGTGTAAGGTTGTCCAGTGACAAAAGACCCTGCACTGACGATAGAGGCTACAGCAGGATAATCAGTCTGTTGCCAATCAGTCTCAGCACCACGGAAAGTCCCCTTGACCTTATTGAAGCCATCCCTACGAGAATGCCTAGTCGAGACAGAAATCTGAGAACGAAGATCATCCTCATCAAAGTCTGCAACAGGAGAGGTATAGGCCGCAGCCTTCATTCTCCATTGACCTTGGGCATACCAAAGCAACCCACCCATAGAGGTGAGCAGATCGGTAATGATTTGACTGGGGGTAAGGCTGGTTACAAAGGCTCCGTTACAGGTGTAACGTTCTTCGCTCTCTACACTTTGCTCGCAGATATTGGCAGCAGTGGAAACAAGAGTGTCGTTGATACGAGCAGAAGGCTGAGACAGCCCATAGTCAGAGGTCAGATAGTCCCTAAGGCAAAGGGCCGGATTGTCAGACCATGCCGTTGTAGCAGTCCTCGGATCATAGACCTTCTTGCCACGAATGATAGCAGAGACAGCAGGGACACCATTCGGGAAGGCATCTGCACTGTATTTGAACCGCACATAGAGATATGCGATATTAGAAAGTTTATGATCTATAGTCCATTCACCATCTGTCAAAGAGGCCGTGTCTGTGATGAGGTTGGCATCTGCCGGTTGATTGGTTGTCCCCAGATATTGCTTGATCTGGATGAAGCCATCATAACGTGCAGAAGTGTTCCCGTCAGGGTCAGTGACTTCCTTGACGTTGTAGATCACATAGCCATTACCATCAGTGCCAGTATTCTCAAGGTCACTCACATAGGCATCATTGATCCAGATTTGTTGGTAGCTGTTGATCTCATGTCCCGCAAAGGCTAGGATGCGATGAAGATACTCATTGTCAGTCCCGGTAGAAGCATCATAGATACGGGCACCACCAACACGAACCTCACCATAGATAATCTGATGGTCTAATGCTGCTCCACTCTCACCTTGTAATGTAAATCCTCTTGATTGGGTAAAACTTGGTTTGGGCGTAAGAGCATTGAGGACAGCACCCAAGGCAGTGCTAATAAGAAAATGGGTGAGCATACTACCGCCAAGGAATGCCCCTGTAGTAAAGGCAACCGTAGCCGTAGAAATTGCACCCATTATTGCCGAAATAGCCATGTCAAGACCTCAAAAATTTTGAATAGATGTTCTCTACATGGTTAAAGCCTAGTCTTTGCAGGACGCCATCAAAAGGTCTGTGTGTCTTGGTGTTGATGGTCAGAACCGAAACCCCATCAGCCTTGAGACATTCTTCTGCAAACTTGATTAGCTTGATACCTGTATAGCCTTTACGATATGGCTCTGAAAGAAACAAGATGTCGTTATGAGCAAAGAGGTGGTCTTTATAGTGAATGTGCTTTCGCACGAATACTACAAAATAACCGACCAAGGCCCCATCATTTCTAGCCGTGAATATCTTCAGGTTGCCTGAAGCCTCAAGATCAGCATAGGCTTCCCAATCTGGGTTGAGTTTGATGTGATCCTTGTTGATCGCTATCTCTTTCCAATGCTTCTCTAGAAGAGGTCTTGCTTCTCTTTCTGTCGTAACAAGAAACTCTTGTTGGTAGGTAATAGGCATGTCGGGTGCCTTTCCTTAACTTGCTGTTCGTCCCCAGAAGATTTCTTTGTCTTGTAGGCTCGCTACGAACTTGAATCCTTCATCTGATGGATACCGAGACTTCTGATCTTCATCTGAGAAACGTCTGATTGTGGGCCTCTCCAAGCGGATCAACACATTCTCTGCCGTAACTGCGATAGTGCAAGTATCACCAGTCTCAGTGATGTTCATCTGGTCCATCTCACCAGCGAACACCTCGACATAGTTTGAAGGGCTGCTTGTCACACCGAAGTAAATACGACACTCTCGACCTTGATACGGCTCTGTGAGGGCAAGAGCGATGAAGGAACTTGGGATACCACTCATACTAATAGTGGCACCCTTAGCCTGCATCTCTGTAGTTTCTTCAACAGTAGAGATGTTTAGAAGCTGACCAGCACCAAGGTAAGTTTTACCACCGATAGTCAGGTTGCCGTAGCCAGACCAGACATAAAGAGAGCCACTATCGAAGTCCAGATCAACTGCAAAGAAAGGGCTGATAGTCTCGTCATCAAGAGCATCAGAAACTTGTGTGCTAATTGTTCTACTCATATGGCCTCCACACAATCAAAAGTGATGCCATAGTTGCTCATGTTGTTGATCTCCCACTGTTGGATATTGTTAGCCAGTCGGAACTTGCCTTTGGCAGCAGATACTACAACAGTGGCGTTATCAAGGGGAGCAGTGCGAATAGAGGGCCACAGATCAAGGGTAGCCTCACCAGAGCCATTAGAGTTTACATCAGTCAGAACCTTGTGGAGTGTAGAAGTGCCAGCCGTCCCGAGTTGGATGTAGTCGCCTGCGAGGAGATAGCCTGTAACGCTCGTAGGAAGGCCGTCTATGTCCAACTCATCGCCAGTCTGTGAACCGCCCTTGACTACAGGAGTTCCCGGTGTAACGCTTGCAGAGCCTCTAGGAGTGGCACAGTTAGGGTCTCCCAAGAGGAAGGTGCCATATTGCCCCTTCAGGCTCAATAGGAAGGCCACCCAAGGCTCCATCAGGTCTCGACGTAGGGGAGGAAGGGAAACAGAGGCAGTCCACCTCTGGCCCGGATGCTGGACGATCTGTTGGGAATAGGTAAAGGGGGACTGACTGATTGCTACTGCGTTCTCAGCCCCCAAGGTAATGCTGGCAATCCCAATGCTTGTCGGGAGGCTCAGTGGGTAAGATATTGCCATCTACATTCTCCTTAACCGAAAGCGGCCTTATTAGATTTTCTGATGTTCATATCATAAGGCAAAACTTGTAAATTCCAAGGGACATGTAAGCCACAGATATTTTCCCCATTAAGGGGGATTATGTGATCGACATGATATTTATCACCAGTTAAGACTTCACATTCCCTAGCCAAAGTATACACATCAGAAATCTCTTTGAATTGCCTTTCAGTTAACCACAAGGGTGTTGCCTTTTGTTTTGCAGCCCTGTATTTAGAATTATGGCATCTAACCCGGTCTTTATTGAGGTCACGCCAAAATTTTAAATACTCATACCTTTTGGCAGAGTTTTTTCTTGAAGAGCGCAAGTTAATTTCTTTTTTACGCTCTTTATTCTTTTCTGCCCAATCCCTGCTATTCTCCAGCATACGGGTTTTGTTTCTAAGGTATCTTTCCTTGTTATACTGTTTTTCGCAAGATTTACAAAGAGTTTTATGTCCGTCTTTATATGCTTTACCTCTATTAAAACTAACTAAGGGCCGCTCAATAAGACATTTTGTGCATACTTTTTTCACGAGAAGGCAGCCTTCATTTGACCACCACGACGACGAGCATCAATAACAGCCGCTTTGGTTGCTTCAGTGATTTGCGGGATCATCTTGGCTACTTCCATACGGACATTAGCAGCATCCGATCCTGTGACAGTGATGTTGTTATTGACAGTCATGGATGAGCCACCCTGACCCGAAAGGTGTGCAGGCACAACAGTTCCACTATGGCGAGGTCTAATGATCTCAGGGCCTTTCTCACCAACAAGGTAAGACCCTCCCGACATAATAGAGCCACCAGCAGCCCTAACAGGAATGGGAGGAACAGGGATGCCCGGAGCCAACATAGCAGGGCCGGGGAAAAGCCTTCCAGAGATTGCACCAACAATCCGTTGAACAACATACACTCGATAGAGTTCGGCAATAATGTCCCTAGCCATAGAACGGAAGGCGTCCTTGACACTTCTAGTTCCATCTACCATAGCCATGAAACCAGATTCCATAGAGTTTTCGATAGATTGGATCAAGTCAAGGCGCTGACGTTCTGCATCAGTCAATTCTGTTGTAAGGTCTATTGTTTGCCTCAAACGCTGATTTTGTCTCTCAGGTGTCATGTCAAAGTTGGCTACAAGAGCGCGTCCTGAGGTTGTCCCCCTACCACCATAACGACCCAGAGCCTGACCAGCAGCAGTGCCTTCAAACTGACGCATCTCAAGAAACTTTATAGCAGCAAGTCGCGTATCTTCAGCAAGACCTTGTGCCTGCATACGAAGATTAGCATAAAGACCATAGGCGTCTTTTAGTTTCTGATTGAACCGCTCTTGTTGGCCCACTTGTTCTTTTAAGGCATTGGCTACAGCTACAAGAGCATCATGTTCTCTTTCACGAATTATTTGTAGTTGTTGTTGGCGTATTTTATCTTTTTCTTGCAGTTCTTCGCGGACTTCTAACAGTTGGTTTTGCTGTCGATAGGAGTCAATAATCTGTTGATTTGCTGCAATCTGTTCTTCAAGGGCCGTAATCTGAGCCTCTAAGAACACAATACTTTCAGGATCAGCAGAAGCCCTCTGTTCACGAAGAGCAACCAATTCTTGTTCAAGACGTTGTTGTTCTCTCAGAGCCTCTAGTTCAGAGATACTGCCGAGACCTCTAGCAAGCCTTTCAATCTCATTAGCAGTTTCCGTAGTCTGTTTTTTGAGAGCATCAAAAGCCTGTCTAGTGTTATCCGCAGCTTCCGATGTCCTGCTAAAATATGCTAGAACCGCAGTGAGAGTTGGGATGAGGATAGAAGCCGCTGTGCCTACGACAGCCCCCATAGCACCCGGAATAAGATATAGAAGACCGGCAAGTTGTGTAGCCTGTTGACCAAAAGCAACGAAAGCATTAGTGCCAGACTGGACCTGAACAACGAAGTCACCAACCTGATAACCAACTTGCTGGGTTACAACGCCAAATCTGTTCATGCCCCTACCGGCGGAAATAGCCGTATTGGAGACTTGGCCCATATTACGGTTCAAATCTTTCATCACACGGCTGGTTTCTTCTCCAGTCGTATTAAGCCTATCAAAGTCCCTAATGCCTTCTTTGATCTGCCTTGTATCAAACGCAATACCAACTTCTGCGATATCAGTCATTTACAGCCCTCATGTAAACTTTATCCAACTTGATAATGGCTTCTACCTCAAGGGCAGTAAGTGGTGTTCCAGTCAATTCCATCCAAGCCTTAATATCACCAAACGGTATGGGATTAGGGCCGCTAAATCCTACAGACCTTGTAGAGTTCAAAATAGTAAAGGCAGACCAGATATGAGAGAGAAGTTCTGGGAACTCAGGTCCATCCAGTTCTTTCGGTCTCTTTCCAGTCTGCCTTTCTACTTGCTCAAGATGTTCTCTTTGAGAAAGGCCATCCTTGCCGGGAATGTTCAACTTGAATTCATGTTCAGCGAACTCTTCCAGATCGGCAATCAGGCTTTCAAAAAAGAGGCATTATCGTTGAGAGCCTCCTCGATTTGATCCTTGATCCAAGGATACTCTTTATAGAGGTCTACAGCAGACTGAAAATCAAGTTTGGGGGTCTTACCACCAAGGACAATATCCCACTCTTTTGTAACCCGAGCCAGAACCTCAAGAGCAGATTGTTCAGCCTCTTCTGAGGTTAGTGTGAACTTCTTGCTCTTCTGCGCCTTCTGGAGGCGACGATTGGTTTGTTCGTGAAGGGCTTCTTTATACACTTTAGAATGAGGCGCATAGACAGTGATGGACATTTCGGCTCCATCTGCTTTCACGATAGGTTCTAGGGTGACAGGGTGATTGAGAATGACTTCGAGAGTGTCTGCTTTAGGTTTAAGGTCGAGAAGGTCCATGTCGGGTGTTCCTTAGGTTGTGTCGGGAATTGTTATATAAGCGGCAGGAGCGGCCCCGACAACCAACCCCTGCCTACCCCACGGATGGGGATTACGGATTCGTCCGAGTGAGTTTCAGGGACGTAGCTTCCGAACTATCATAGATCGCAACAAACGGCAGAGTGACAATCCGCGACTGAGGGTTGTCAACCGGGATATCAGCGCCATTGATCTTGATACGCGGGAAGAGGAAGGTGTAGGGGTTCGTGCCAGTGGGATCATCCACTTCAACTTCGATAGCCGTCTCGGTCTCATTCAGGAAGCGATTGACCAGAGTGGCATCTTCAAAGTAAGCAGTGATCGTCCCTTCGACAGTAGCCATGCCATACTCAAGCTGCGGGGTCGTAGAGGCACCAACAACAAAGGTGGGAGCAAGGCTATTCGAGAGAGTAAAGTCAATGCCAGTGACCGTGGCAATCGACGAGAGGGCACTACCAGCGTTACCGATCTCGATAGCACCCGAATAGGAATCAAACGGGGCATTGGTCGAGGAGGCAGTCTTTGTAGGGTCGTCCGAAGTGCCGCTGATCGTCATATCCTTACCAACCATCGAGAAGGTGCAAGTGACCATCTGGTTGGGACGGATCGAGACAGCCATAGACGAAACAGCCATACCCTTGAAGAGACGGAACTGAGTGATGTCAGTAGCAGCATCTTCAATCGAGAAATACTTGGGCGTGGTGCCAACCTTGAGGACGTTAGCATTCCAAGCACCGAAGAAAGCACTCTCGAAGAAAGGATCATAATCCCCTTTACGCAGATCAACGGTGATGTCACCAGCAGCCGTCCGGTTGCCATGACGATCAGTGCGGATCATACGATCAGGCTGGATATCATTCCCCTGAACACGCTCTTTACCCAGATTAAGGGAGTGGGTCGTGTAGGGAAGTTGAATTAGCGAAGGTGCGACCGGCGTAGTGCCGAAAACAGATTCGACAACATACGAAAGGCCAGAACGGCTACCCTGTGCAAAGGCCATTGTTTATCTCCTTACGAATTGTAGATATACCAGCCGACATTGACTGGGGTGCAGTAGAATGGTGAGTCAAGGTAGCTGGTTCCTACCTCTGCATAATCGACAGAGACTATAAACCCGTTATAGGAGATATCTGTCGTGGCATCAAATCGGGCAAGGACGGCATCGACTATATCGTAGTTGGCTCCGGGTCCAACATTCTCTGGGGTGCAAATAATCAGACGATACAGACCTTGATAGAGTTGTTGGGGATTGAGGCCCCGAGTGGCAGGACGACGAAGAGTTGGAACCATCGTAGCCTTGATATAGGAAGTTCCATTCACTTGTTGGTAAGGAACATTCTGATAGGCGATTGCAGGAAGACCAGTTGATGTAGCAAGATGGTTGTCCAGACAAGCCCTGATATCATTCATTATGCTCATGTTCTGGACCTTACTTTTAGGATAGCACCTATCAAAAGGTTTGGTGCAACATTTCGTAGGATTGCGAAAGTGCCATATTTAGGGTTATTTTCAACAAAACTGACATGCGGAGACTGGTTAGTAAAAAAGATTTTTTGCGGGTGTCTTGGAAGAGCGGCAATATCTTCTTTGAGTTGATTGAGAGCCTCACGCCTTTTAACAGTTGGGTCTTGTCCTTTTGGTTTATCTTTTGAACTTCTGCTCCTGCCAGCACCACGAGTTGTTCTTATCGAGTGCGAAGTTACATATGCACCCGTATCTACAGGGGATATATCTGTAGCGTGTTGAGACAAGTCTTGTAGGAAAACCTCTACAGTCCTGTCCAGTCTATTCTCAACATTTTTCAGGACTTTTGTAAGGCTGGCTCGCATATCAATCCCTCACTTGAAGGAGATAGCACATGACATTATTAGCAGACTTGATTTCCATAACCTTGACGATATTGACCGTATCGCCTTCACCAACAATCTGATCTGTGCTGTCAGGTTGAGGTGTCGTATTGCCATTGACTAATTTATCTGATAGGACTACACGACGATCACCACGAAGAATGTTCTCATCGTCGATCATGTCGGGGGTGTAGTCGTAGAAATATGCCCTGACCTTGTAATCTGTATTGGTCGTGGTGAGAGTTCCAGTAGCAGCAGAATATCCAGTCATTGCCCTTTTACGAAGAGTGACTGTCCTGCCATGTTCCTTAATCATGCTACGAAGCGTGGTAGGATCAAAGGCCATCAGTCATAATCAGGGATATACTTATCCACTGCCTCCGGGTTGTTGAACTGTTCAACAGCGAACTGAGGATCAACTCGATCCGTGTTGGCTTCTACAACACCCATAGCCGCTTTAGAGATACCGCCCGCAGAGACGCCCAGAGCGCGCCCAGAGACCCTCTTGCCCAAAGCCTCCATCTGGGTAGCCAACAAAGTGTATTGCTTGCTACGGTCGCTGTAGGAGGCTTGTAGGGCACCATCTAGTTGGGTATCTACTAGACGGGAGAACTTAGCTGAGATGATCCTAGAGGCCCATGCAGCGGCATAGTAGACGTTGTTACCATTCTGTGCCAAGGCAAAGAAGATTTCTTCATCTTGCATCAGTTGGTCGTTTGTGTCAGTATCCCCGATAAGAAGACGGACGGAACTGAGACGGCCTGAAGCAGCCGTAGTGTTTAGATCACTGGGGTTATAACTCCAAGCCATCTCAATATCCTTTATTCGTATTCTCTACCATACACATGTCGCCAAGTTCGGATGATACCGATCTGCTTGTGCTTAATCAACGAAGTCTTGCACTTGCGACGGTTGAACTCGATATCGTTCTTGGCCTTGTCTTTGACCTTGGCATTGATGTTCTTGACCAGAGCATGAAGCGATTCAAGGTCAAGTTCCTCAAGGCCATCACCGATCTTGGAAGTATCCGTTCCGGCTTCAAGGTCGTCATCGTGATAAAGGAACCCTTGATTATAGAGCACCTGAATACGATGACGATCCATGTTCATCTCTTTCCATTTGAAGATCGTATCGGTATCCCAGATACGTCCCCGTGCTTGAATGGGAACTTTTACAAACACGGGGCGATCAAATTGGAAAGGGATAGCACTGTGTCGGGCCATGCTATCTCTCCCTTATTAGGCAACGATGGTCGCAAAGTAGGTGCCCATCTCCGGGGCAACAACCTTATGAGCATACGCCATGTTGGCTTCGAGCATTTCGGCAATGCCCTGAACGCGGAGGAAGTCACCCGTATACGAACGAATGTCGATGCCGAAGCCCGAAGCATTGTCCAGTTCGTTCCAAGTGAAGGTGTAGCCAGCCGAGGGGACCATCAGACCAGCCGAACGGGGACGGTAGTAGAGAGCCGCAGCCTTGCCACCGATGAAGGTGTTGACTTCGGTATCACCCTCTTTGGCCGTGTTCTGCACCGCTTCCATGACGAGGAACTCTTCCACGCCAAAGATTTCAGCCAGTTTGGCATCCGTGACAAGAGCCGTGTTCGTGACGGTCGCACCACCATTCAGACGATCAAGGATGTCCGGGTGGTTGACGAGAACATCACGGACTTCTTTGCCAACAACCATGACATTCGGCTTGAAGCCACCCGACTTGAGTTGGACAGTCCGCATCGCAGTCGTAACGTCAACGATGGGGGTCGAAGCCGTGTAGTCCGACCACTGCTTGACCTGACCCGTGGTGGGGGTGCCAGCAACGCCCGTGTAATCCGTCGACCAAACCGAGGCCGCGAAGAACGAGTTGGCCCACTTGATCTCACGGTCAATGAGGAGTTGGTGCGTCAGCATTTGAGCGCCAGCAGCACGGATATCGAGAGCCGCATCCTCGTTGGCAAGCGTCTCGAAGTCGAAGTCCGTCGAGATCGAGTAGACTTTCGCGCTATAGCTATCATTCGAGACAGCCATACCGACACGGGGCGACATTGTGCGGGGAGCGCGCTCTTGCACTTGACCAGTGCGGTTGAAATGCTCACGGTCATACTTGTAGTATTTGTCGGTTTTCTTCGACACCGGAACATTGGGGAACACGCGATCTGCAATAAACGCCGTGGAGTTTTGCAGGAACGCAATCGTGATATTGGTAAGCGGCTGGTCGATATGGACCGAACCCGGAGTAAGCATAGCCATCTTTGTATTCCTTTACTTAACTAGATTAGGCCGTGGTCTCAGCACGCGAGAGTTCAATGGTCACGATGCGACCCGAAGCACCATCCTCAAGGGCATAGCCGAGGATAACGTCCGACGAAGCAGCCGTAACAGCTTTACCGTCAGCATCCGAAGCGATATCGTCGCCACGCGAGAAGGTGCCACCGCAAAGGACGGTCACACGACCATCGTAAGCGACCGGGATGGCTTCGCCAGCGCCCGAGGCACCGAAGAGGGCAACGCCATCAGTGCGAAGGCCGTCGCCGGTTTTGTCAACTTGGCCGTCAGCCGCAAGCGTGACGAAGGTGAACTGCGTAATCGCAGAACCCGAGATGTAGGTGCGGGTCTGCATATTTTCCGTGAATGCCATTTTAATGACTCCTGTTACTTCTTGTAGGTTTCTTTGAG